AGGAGTATCTAAAAGTGAAAACAGAAACGTCACCGATGAAGAAAGAAATCGGTGTAGCGTTGAAACAAGGCATTGACGTGCCCGGCTGTAGTTTAGTAGAGAAAACATCATTAACGGTTAAATAGGAGGATAACATGGAACCAATCAACGGATGGAACGAATTAGAAGAAGCAGGAAGTTTTGAAAAAATTGAGTTAGGCGGGCACATATGCGTAATCGTTGGTGCACGCACAGAAGTATCAAAAAGCGGAAACAAGATGCTCGTTATAGCATATGACTTCGCGCCAGAAGATAAGCAACCAGGCTATTATGATGCAATGCTGGCAGTAGACAGAAAGAAAGACCCGAATGCCAAGTGGAGAGGTACATATTATCAAGGGTATGGCACAGAACAGTCAAATCCATATTTCAAAGCTTTCATCAACCGGATACTGGAATCTAATCCTGGATACATATGGTCTTGGGATGAAGGAAGCCTGAAAGGAAAGAAATTCTGTGGCGTATTCGGTAGGGAAGAATATCTGAATGATAAAGGAGAATCAAAATTTTCTACTAAGTGTATGTATGTGAGGGCTGTCTCTGAAATTGACAACGTAACAATTCCGGAAGACAAGCTGCTAAAAAAGACAAGCGCACCTTCTGGCGGATTTACACCACAGCAGGCATATGCAAGTCATCTGGATATAAGGGATGATGACCTTCCTTTCTAAGCAATGAGCAAGTTGTATAAGCGTAACGGTGTCTATTGTATAGATGCCGTTACACTAAAACAAACGGATGAAATGTTTCTTGATTGTGGTGACGCGCTTGAGGTTGACATAAAACTCATTGATAAAAGATATATAACAGATAGGCAAAGGCGTTTTATCTTCGCTTTATGCGGAGAGATAGCACGATATACGGGCTATGATTCAGAATGGGTGAGAATGGAATTGCAGCAACAATATGCATCGGTCATGGAAATAGAAGTAGAAAGCCTATCATCATGTAGTATGACATATGCAAACGGCTTAATACGGGCCATTATTGACTATTGCATATATAACGAGATACCTTTTGCAAAGAAGATCATCACAGAATATGAATACACATTTGATGAAAAGCAATCATATGCACTAGCTTTAAAAAGAAGATGCGTAATATGTGGGAAACATGCCGATATACACCATGTTGATGCGATAGGAGCAGGAAACAACCGCCATAAGATATCGCATGTTGGTAAACGCGCCTTGCCTCTGTGCAGGGGATGCCATATAAAGTGTCACACGATAGGCAATGAGGTATTCATACAAGAGAATTACTTATCACCTTTTATCATTGATAAGAAAATGGAATATTTTATCAAGAAAGGTGAATTAAAGGTGTTTGATGGTGATTAACTACCCAGACGGACGCAAGTATACCTCTGCACAAACACCTCCCACAAAGCCTAAAAAGAGCAAATACGGAGCTGTTAAAACAGAGGTAGACGGTATCGTGTTTGACAGTAAGCACGAAGCCAAGAGATACCAAGAATTACGGCTACTGGAGCAGGCAGGGGAGATAACAAACCTCCGCCTGCAGGTACCGTTTGAGTTAATACCCAAGAGCAAGTACGGTATGCCTATCAGATACATAGCAGACTTTACGTATAACGACAGAAACGGTCAGCTGATAGTGGAGGATGCCAAAGGAGTAAAAACGCCTGTGTACCGCTTGAAACGGCGCATGATGGCAGAGATATACAATATTGAGATAAAGGAGACGTAAAATGAATAAAGAAACTTTGGACAAGGCAGTGGAATTGGACGAAGAAATTTGCTGCATAAGAGAAATGCTAGGGGACGAAACTCTTTATATTTGGAATGGTGTGCACAGACAGCACGCTGGATACAGAAATTATACGACGATAGAAATTGATACAAAGTTACGGGAAATATTAACAGCTGAATTAGAGCAGAAGGAAAAGGAATTTGCAGAATTGTAGATTGCAGAAAGCTAACAGATTGAGGTGGTAAATTGGCAGAAAGAAGAATGTTTACGTCACAGATAATAGACAGCGACGCATTCCAGGATATGTCATTGTCAGCACAAGCATTGTATTTCCATTTGGGAATGAAAGCGGATGATGATGGATTTCTGGGAAATCCAAAAAGAGTGCAAAGAATGATAGGAGCTTCTGAGGATGATATGAAGCTCCTTCTGATGAAGAATTTTATCTATCTTTTTGATACAGGAATATGCATTATCAAGCACTGGAAAATGCATAATTACATACAGAAAGATAGGTATAAACCAACAGCATACGAGCTGGAAAAATCTATGCTAGAACTTAAGCAAAATAAGGCATATACGGTCAAAAATCCATCATGTATACAGAATGGATACATACTGGATACAACTTGTACGCCTAGGTTAGGTAAGGATAGGTTAGGTAAGGTTAGTATAGTAGAGGATAGTAAAAGACATTTAAATAATATAAACAACGCGCGCGTATCTCCGTTTCCGGATGTCGAAGAACAACTGCAAATACAAGAACAGGAACTAACCGACATGTATAACTCCCCTCTCTTTGATTTGTATGAGCAGGGATTTGGCAGACCATTATCGCAACGTGAGGTACAGACAATCTGCCAGTGGACAAAAGAATATGAAGACCGACTGATACGATACGCCTTACGTGAAGCATTGACCTACAACAAGCAGAGCATTGATTATGTAGACCGTACCCTGCTGAAATGGAAACAGAGAGGGTTTACGGCTGAGCAGTACGAGGAAGGAGAGAGATAACCACGGACAATACAAAAATAGTAAAGGCAATGGAACGAATTGAGAGTATATATCATGATACCGGCGGTAAGTGCTATGTATCATTTAGCGGCGGCAAAGACAGTACAGTTATAATTGCTCTCATAAAAATGTGCGAAGATATATATATACGTTACCACCTAACGCCATACCTGCTGTATTTTGCAATACCGGCATAGAATTGGGTGCTACAGTTGAGTTTGTACAATGGGTAAAGGATAACTATTACTCCAACGTGCAGATTATCCGACCAGATCCCAAACGACCGTTTGACTGGATTGTAAAAAACAAAGGTAAACCGATAAAATCAAAATTAAAATCAGAAAATATCGGTAAAATGCAACGTAATGACAATCCTTTTTATCTACAACAATTACTAGGTGACGATACAGGACATTACAAAAGCACAAAAATCGCTAATAAGGACATGCATATATTACACCCGGATTTTGACATCAAAGTCAGTAACAAATGCTGCGACATACTCAAAAAAGACCCATTTAAAAAATATGCTAAGATAAATGGCATTTTAGGTAATTTATTGGGTGAGCGAGCCGCTGAGGGTGGTGCACGTAAAACAAACATGGAAAGTAGGTTGGCAAAGGGCGGTAAAGCCTGCACTAGATACAGAAATGGTCTAATCGCAAAAATGCCTTTGATTGATTGGACAGATAAAGACATCGAGGACTTTACCAATGAGCATAACGTACCTTTATCCAAAGCGTATACTGAGCAAGGCAACGACCCTATTTCATGCGCAGGATAGTTGATAAAAAGGCAAATAGCTCAGCCTGGTACATGCGGGAAGGGAGGGAAATTTGACGCATGGATGGAGGACATCATAAGGAGAATATTTTATGAAACCTATACTTAAATATCCAGGTAGCAAGTGGAGAATGGCTCAATGGATAATCGACCATTTCCCGAGCAACTATCAGGATATGACATATTTGGAGCCTTTCTTTGGATCTGGATCTATTTTCTTCAACAAGGAACGTTCACGAATTGAAACTATAAATGATATGGATGATGATATCGTGAACTTGTTTAAGATAGTAAGAAACCGGCCGGATGAATTAGCTTATCAAATAAGCATGACACCGTGGAGCAGAAAAGAATACAAGGATAGTTATGAGAAAACTGATGATGATTTGGAAAATGCGAGGCGTTTTATCGTAAGGATGTGGCAAGCAATAGGTGCAAAACCATCAGATAAAACTGGATGGCGTAACAACATCGACGCCAAGAACTGGACAATACAGGGATTTAATTCAACTTTACCAGAAACTATTATGCAGGTCTGTGTACGCTTGCAACACGACAAAAAGGGTACAGTGCAAATTGAAAATCAGGATGTATTCAAGCTGTTTGAACGATATAACAGAGATAGCGTGTTGATGTATCTTGATCCACCTTATGTATTGAGTGCACGGAGTAATCGCATCTATAAGCATGAATTTACGGATGCTGACCACATCAGACTTTTAAAGCTATGCCAAACTTCAAAAGCAAAGATTATCATATCTGGATATAAATGTAATTTGTATGATGAGTACCTCGACGGATGGCATACAGATAGCATTATTGTGGATTGTGAATCTGGACAGAAAAGAACTGAAACAATCTGGATGAATTACAAACGTGAAAACGTTCAGCTTACGATAGATGAATTATTAGGAGGAAGATATGAAGGCAGAACCAATAGAATTGAAAATTGCAAATGAATTTGTTGCAAATCTACACAGGCATCATCCTCCTGTTTATCGTGATAAATTCCGCTTAGCATGCATCGCGGATGATGGCCATATGTGTGGAGTGATACAGGCAGCTAGACCGGTATCCAGACACATAGACAATGGTAAAACGATAGAAGTAGTAAGATGCTGCACTGACGGAGAATACAATGCCTGTAGCTTTCTATATTCACGCATGGCTAGGATTGCAAAAGAAATGGGATACAAGAAAATTATTACTTATATTTTGGATAGTGAAACAGGAGCCAGTTTAAAGGCTGCAGGATGGCACAAAGAAGCTGATACATACGGACATAGTTGGAATTGTTCGAGTCGTCCAAGGATTACTAAAGCGCCACAATGTAATAAGCAAAGATGGAGCAAGGCGTTATAAATGAAATGAGGGAAGAACATGCACTATAAAGTAACATGGACAATGTATTTTACAGACAGCAATATACCGGACACAATAGCGACAGCTATTGTTGAAGCTGCAACAGTAAGCAAGGCACGCTATGCAGCATATAAGCAGATGATTCCGGATAGAGGATATCGGTTTGAATGGTTTATGAACGAGACAGAAGTTGAAAAGGAGAGTGAACAAATGATACATAAATTGAAAATCTTACCTCAGTATTTTGAAGATAAGCTACAAGGTATGAAAAAATGGGAAGTCCGCAAAAATGACCGTCCATTTAAAGACGGAGACACTTTACAATTAGAAGAATGGAGTGAAGAAACAGGATATACCGGAAGGACACTGCAGGAATATATAAAGAAGATATATACGGATGTATCTGGAATTGAAGATGGATATGTCATTATGAACACAGGATATATTGCTAACAGTTTTAAAGATGGAGGAGAGTGAATATAAATGTCAGAAGAAAAACAGCTAATCGAGCATCGCAGCGAAGTAATACGCGAAGTAATGAATGAATATATCGGAAGCATTGAGGCCGTAGGAGAAGCCCATACAGATGGTAGACGTTTCAGTAATTTAAAGGTTTTAGAGGATGTTTTATATCATATCGTTGTGGACATTGGAGAAGAAGCTCTTAATATAAAACGTTATGAATGGAGCATGAAACACAGCGGAGAATACGCTGTTTCCGTTTTAAAAGAAATCCGGGCAACTATCGACGATATGCTGGAGGACAGTAAATGAAACTAACATATGGACAGATTAGTATGATAATTTTTAATATTGTGTACGATGAAAAATATGAAGATATTGAAGACGAAGACGTCGAGTCATTGATGGAATATCTTAACAACAATAAGGACGATTACGTCGAGGTTGTGAGCTTATGATCAACAGAGTGGTATTAGTCGGCAGGCTTACAAAAGACCCAGTGCTGCGTAAGACTGCAAACGGAGCCAGCGTTACAAGCTTTACATTGGCCTGCACCCGCCGTTTCAAGCAAGAGGGACAGCCGGATGCTGATTTCATCAACACTGTCGTCTGGAACAAGACTGCGGACAGCGTATCACAGTATACGCATAAAGGCTCACTGGTCGGTGTGGAAGGAAGAATCCAGACTCGCAGCTATGACGATCAGAGTGGTAAACGCGTTTATGTAACAGAAGTTGTCGCAGACAGCGTACAGTTTCTGGAAAGCAAAAGCGCTGCCGCAAGCAATGCGCATGCCTATATACCGGAACAGGGAAACAATCAGGGCTACCAGAGTGACAACGGGCAGTCCTACTCCAATGACTTTACAAGCAGTACACTGGATATCGCCAGTGATGATCTACCATTTTAAGGAGTATGAATATGAATAAACTTACAGAATTAGCATACAAAGGCAGCGAATCATTAAGAAGTGTAAAAGATTTGAAAGAAGCTTCAATAATAGGTGATATTGAAATTAAGCTATATAAGAAAAATGGTCAAGCTGTTGTGTTTGAACCATTCGCAACACTTGAAGAAGTTATTCTCACATTTGCTAAAATGGCTGCATGCTTCCTGACAGAGAAAGAAATTCTCTTTGTACAGGCTTCTCTTATGGGGTGCATAGACCAGATACCGTCTGACGACTTCGTGGAATGTATGAAAAGCGTTCCTGCAAAATTTAATAAAATGAAAGAGCTATGGGGTAATGGTGATGAGTGAAGTAAGATGCGTATGTGATTTATGTGCCATTGGCATACAGCAAGATAAAATGTGCTATATAGGAGTACAACAATGCTTTAAAAACGGCGTGTATACAAAGTATAAGAGCCGCACAAACAATCCGCCTCTAAAATTTGAAGATTTGCATGAAGGTATGTGGGTGTGGGATGATAAGGAAAAATGGTATAGGAAAATAGTTATTCTTTTTGAACCCAGCCAAGAACACCCTAAAGGTAGTTTTAAGTCATATGCAGATTCATGTGAAACAAGTTTAGATTTTATAGAATTTAAAGAAAACCGTTTCTATCGCGGGGAGGTAACCGATGAAAAAATACAATAGCATAGACGGCCGTATACATACAAACAGCAGGTTGTGGTTTGCTTTCCGGATGGCAGTGAGGAGGTTGAAAAATGCGGAGAACGACCTTAGAAAAAGTATATAATGTTAAAATTGATGAAATCAGAATTGCAGGAAAAAGCGCATATGTGCTGCATGAAGAAAATCTACAATTATTGTTTTATACAATCGGAGAGCTGCAGCAGTATCTGGAAGAGGTGTATTGATGAAATCGAAGAAAGAGAAGCGGAAAGATAAAGAAATCTGCAAGGACTTTTATAACAAATGCCGGAACTATCATAGAAACTTGTCTAAGATAGAAGCGAATCGGTTGAAGTATGATGAGATAATGAATGACATGTATGGAGTAAGCTCAGTCGTGATGAAGGATGTTATTATCGAGAATGCCGGTGACCCAAGTCATGTATGGGATCACTATCTGGTAGAAAAGAAGGATGAGCTTTTGTTGGAGAGAGCTGCATTGTTGTACGATACAGTGATTGTTAACAAAGTGCTGAATAATATCACTGACGGTGAAGTTGTCGATATGATTACAGAGTGTTACATTAACAGAAACAAAAAGCATGATGCTATAGCACATGATCATAATCGAAGTAAAGGAAAAATGTACCGCGATATGAATGAAGAAATTTTGAAAATTTTAAAATAATGGAACTCAGTTCTACGTTTTCCGTGGTATTATGATAGCATGGAAAGAACAGGAAGATACTCCTTGTTCAAAAAAACGGCCTGCGATGTAAGTGTACGCACGCATCGCTAAACAACCTTTCCTAAAGGTGATTGTTCGTACAAATAATCGCCAGTGGCATATGCGTGGGTAGGTACGGCTTAACGGCGGTATGTCACAATTAAAAAAATATCAAAACAGGGAAGGACCTCATACTAATGAGAAAACCTGTTAGATATATTGGTTGCCCTGGTGGCGGAATAGCCAAAAGGAAATAGCGGTAAGGAATCCTAAGCGGACTTACCAGCGTAAAGCGTCTGAAAAGGGCGCTTTTAATTTACCCAGAAAGGAATGATATATATGTTGTTTAAAAAGTGGTGTGAGTATGAAACAAAATCGAGTAGACCAAAATCACCTATTGGAGTGACTACTGCGTTTATTAGTGCTAGACTCAATTTACTGTCAGTATTCAGTCTAGTGCCAACCGATACGTATTTAAACACACTCGTATGTACAGTTATAGCATGTATTTATTTCGTGTTTATGATAGCCATAGCATACATCGCCAACTGGATAATATGGATGGCGATATATGATGTGATAGATTATATCAAGAGAAAGGAATAATAACATGATATACAAAAATAAGAAAACAGGAGAAAAAGTCAGAGCCGAGCAGTTTTCACCGCAAAACATCATTGCCAGATACGCCATTGTCAAAGTAGAGAGCAAAGAAGGCGCTACAGTAAACATGGAGGCTGGTGATTGGATTGTACAAAATGGATCAAGGGTTTATGTTGTACGTAAAGATACATTTAATAAGCTGTATGTACGTGCTGCACCACGGCAGAGGTTAAAGTATGCAGATGCTGATACAGTAATTGACTGGACAGGAGCGGTTCTTATGCCAGCAACGTAAAGAAAGGAGGCTAATCTATGCCAAGACAAAGAAGTCCCAGCAGAGACGAAGCTAAGCGGATGTATCTTGATAGCAAAGGTAAGATGCTGCTAAAGGATATTGCTAAAGCTGTAGGTAAGCAAGATACACAGATTCGCAGGTGGAAATCATTAGATCACTGGGACGAGGAATTGAAAGGTAACGTTACTATTCCGAAAGATAACGTTACTAAACAGAACAATGGTATAGAGAAGCCTCCTAAAACAGAGCTACTGCCAGAAGAAATAGAAACACTGAACAATGAGGAGCTGACCGAGAAACAGCGCCTTTTTTGTCTATATTATGTAAGATGGTTCAATGCGACTAAGGCATATCAAAAAGCATATAGCTGTGACTATAGTACAGCAATGGTAAATGGCTGCAAACTGCTAAGTAATCCTAAGATAAAAGAGCATATCCAAGCAATCAAGGACGCTAAGATAAAGCAGGCCATGTACACAGCTGAGGATTTGTTCCAAAAGATGATGGATATAGCTTATTCGGACGCAACAGACTTCCTTTCTTTTGGCAGACGGATAAACGAGGAAACAGGGTTAGAATACAACTATGTTGATTTCCTTGACAGCTCAGAAGTAGACGGCACACTTATCCAAGAGGTAAAACAAGGCAAGGACGGCTGCTCTATAAAACTTGTCAGCAAAGAGTTTGCGCTAAAATGGCTGGATAAGCATTATAGCGAAGCTACGGACTTACAGAAAGCACAGCTCGAGCAGTTAAGAGCGCAGACGGATAAGTTGAAAGCAGATAGCAATGATATTCCTGATGAGAGCGTACAGAACAAAATGGATGCTATCACTGGTATTGTAGATCAAATGCAACCACTTGGAGATGATGACGTATGACACAACCAATGTTATTACTATCGCCTAAGTTCAAGGATTTCCTTCGCTTAGACACTGAGCGAGAATTTCTGGAAGGTGTTACAGCCTGTGGTAAAACAACCGTCGGCATTTTCAAATTCATGTGTAAGGTTGCAAATAGCGGCATAAGGTTTCATGTTATCGCTGGTGCTGATCTAGGTACAGTGGAAAAAAACGTCATAAATGGAGAGCGGATGCTGCTCGATCAATTCGACGGAGTAGCAGAGTACTATCCATCCGGTAAACGTAAAATCAGATTGCCTCATATTGAGTATCAAACAAACAAAGGCACTAAGATCATTTACATATGTGGATATGACAATAAAAAGCGGTGGCAGAAAGTGCTTGGTGGTCAAGTAGGATGTGTGTATGTTGATGAGGTAAACATTGCTGATATGGAGTTTTTGCGTGAGATATCCCACCGTTGTTTTTACATGATGACGACTTCAAACCCTGATGATCCTTCTCTTCCTGTATATGATGAGTTCCTCAACCGTTCAAGACCCTTAAAAAGATACCGGAAGGATTATCCGGAAGAACTGCTTGATATGCTGAATCAGCCAGCAGAGAAAGGCTGGATACATTGGTATTTCAACTTTAATGACAATGCAGCGCTTATGCAGGAAGCCATAGAGCGCAAGAAAAAGGCAGTGGCACCTGGTACGAAAATGTATAAGAATAAGATTCTTGGCCTACGTGGTCGTGCTACAGGGCTTGTATTTCCGAATTTTGGTAGAAGTAAAAATGTCATATCAAAAGCCGATGCGAAGAAATATACGTATCGGTACTTTACTGTTGGCGTTGATACATCGTACTCAGCGAATAGTCCGGATACCATTGCTTTATTGTTCATCGGCATTACGACCTGCGGCAAAGTCATCATACTAAACGAGGAAGTATACAACAACGCTGATCTGAATACACCGCTTGCGCCAAGTGACGTTGTAAGAAGACTTATAGACTTTCTTGACAGAAACAGGGAGGATTGGGGATTTGCAAAAAATGTATTTGTTGACTGCGCAGACCAAGCTACGCTGACAGAGTTATACAAATATAAGCGGACTCACCCGTGTATTTATACATTTAACGACGCATGGAAAGAAACAACCATCATTGACCGTATCCATATGCAGCAAGGGTGGATATATCATGGTGATTATCTAGTTGTTGATGACTGCGTACATCACATCAGAGAGCTGGAGGTTTACAGTTGGCAGGAAGACAAATACGAGCCAGAAGATAGAAATGACCATACGATCAATGCTGGTCAGTATGGATGGCTGCCATTTGTGCAGTATATCAAGACATCCGATCCATAGGAGGTAGGCAATGAAACTATTTAATAAAGCAAAGAACGTGATAAGAGCATGGCTTGATATCACACCTGCGCAGAAGAACATTTATTATCTAAATGAAACATTTAACTTTGAGTCTAATGCGATAAAAAATCGTATATGGATGCGAGGCGATCCAGAAGAACTTGATGAGTTTTACAAACAACTAGAGCGCGACAATTCATACTTCTGGGCAGCGAGCCCCCGTATAAAGATACGCAAGATTCATTCAGGTCTTCCTTCGTTGATGGTGCAGGTCCTTACTGATATCGTAATACGCGATTTAAATAGCATCGAGGTCGAGGCGCGGCAAATAGATTGGGATAACATCAGCAAAGATAACAATTTCAATGAGGTTTTACGTAAGGCAATTAAAGAAGCGCTGTTCATTGGTGACGGCGCTTTTAAAATCTCATTTGATAAGAAGCTTACACAATATCCAATTATAGAGTTTGTTCCTGGGGATAAGGTGGAAATCGTCTATGAACGTGGCCGTTTTGCGGAATGTGTATTCAAGACTGAATATAAGCACGCACACAAGCGTTATGTTCATTACGAGCACTACGGCAAGGGGTACATCAAAAATGTTTTAACAGAATGGGGCATGGATGATCCTTTGCCATTATCAACTATCCCTCAAACAGCTAACATTATTGATGTTGCCTTCGCTGGCTATAAATTGCCGGATGAAAAAGGTGAAAATGAAGTCTACGGTCGATTTGCAATGGCTGTACCGTTCAAGATTAAGGATAGCACAAAGTGGGAGAATCGCGGAGAAAGTATTTTTGATAAGAAAACATCATCCTTTGACGGGCTGGATGAGATTATCAGCCAGTGGGTAGATGCTGTAAGAGCCGCCAGGACAAAGCAATATATTCCGGAGGCGCTTATTCCTCGTGATCCAGAAACAGGGCAGATGCTGCAATTCAATCAATATGATGATAGATTCCTGATGATAGAAGGCAACATGAAGGAAAAAGGTGAAAATCAAATCAATGTCACGCAACCTGTCATCCCTTCTGAGAATTATCTACAATCTTATATTTCTTTCCTAGACCTCTGTTTGCAGGGAGTTATATCACCATCTACATTAGGTATTGATACAAAAAAGATGGATAATGCGGAAGCACAGAGAGAAAAAGAAAAAACCACGTTGTATACAAGAAATATCATCATTGAAGCGATACAAAAAACACTTCCTGAGGTAATAAACTGCGTTATCAAGGCATTTGATACTTACACAAAAAATTCGAGTGGTAACGATGTCGATGTTACAGTTAATTTCGGGGAATATGCAAGTCCATCGTTTGAAGCGACTGTGGAAACTGTTGCTAAAGCAAGACCAGGCAAAGTCATTATGTCAGTTGAGGCATCGGTTGATGAAATGTATGGTGATAGTAAAGATGAGGAATGGAAAGCAGAAGAAATAAAGCGGCTACGTATTGAAAATGGCGTCATGGAAACTCAAGAGCCTGTTATATCAGAGTTTGATGATTTAGGCGGTACGATACCTACACCAGAAGATTATGAAGGTGAATAATGGCAAAGAAAGTGAAAGATCCATATGCACTGAGGGATATCTTCAAGGAAATGGAGATGGAGCTCGTGGCATCACTGCGCCGTAACTTTATCAATCATAAAGTTGAAGAACAGGCGCACGGATTTAGCTGGGAAATGTGGCAAAAGGCTAAACTGCGTAACTTGCAGGAGTACCGCAAGGAGACAACCAGCGTCATATACAGGTTTAAAAAGCGAATCAGCGCAGCGATTGAGCAGGTCTTACGTAATCACTTTAGCGTAGGAGAGCGTAAAGCTGATATTAAACTGCCGCAGGATGGAGTCAGCACTGCTCTGCCTGGCGAAGAACCTCCACAGGAAAAACAGTTTTTCAGCATGAACAAGAAAAAGCTTGACGCACTGATCAAATCAACAAAAAATGACTTTGAGGATGTGCAACAAGCTGTATATCGCAAGATGGATGACGTGTACCGTCAAACAATCTTTAAGACTGAGTTTCAGCTGTCCAGCGGGGCTATATCACTTGGTAAGGCAATCGATAAGGCTACAGAGGATTTTCTTGCCAAGGGCGTTAACTGTATAGCCTATAAAGATAAAAACGGCGAGATTATAAGATACGTGAATATTGCAGACTATGCGGAAATGGCATTGCGCACAGCGAGCCATAGAGCAACATTACTCGGTGAGGGCAGCAAGCGTGACGAGTTAGGTGTGCATCTGGTCTTTGTATCAGCCCATGCGAACGCCTGTAAGCTTTGTTTGCCTTGGCAGGGACAAATACTCATTGATGATGTTTTTAGCCATCCCAATGATGAATACATTGCAAAATACAAAGAGAAGTATAAGCTGCTGTCCGATGCTATTAAGGCAGGACTTCTGCACCCAAATTGCAGGCACACGCTTGCTACGTACTTTGAGGGCGTGACAAGGCTACCAAAACCGCAAGACCAAAAAATAGCCCTAGAAAATTACAACAATGAGCAGCACCAGCGTAAATTGGAACGTGAGATAAGAACGCGTAAAAGGATACTTGCTGGAACTGTGGAGGATGAAGACCAGAAAGAGGCAAGAGCTAATCTGAGACAAGCACAGAAAAATCTTAGAGACTTTCTGGAGGCGCATCCTGAATTTAAGCGCAGCCAGAGGAAAGAAAAAGTGCATAGGATTGATACGAAATTATCGTCTGCATTGAATAATTTTGATGAGAAGGCATTGCATGGATTGGACGAACGTACTATACTGGAAGTGGATAAAACACTTACAAAAATTTATAAAGAATACCCGCATTTAAAAGGGATTGTTAGCGAAGTCAGGCTAATTGATAAAGGCACTGCAGAAGCTGAGCTTGATATACAAAATAAAGGTCTTAAAGTGTCATTGGGCATAAATAAAAATCTTACGCTAGAAAATGCGTCCAGTTTAACAAAAAGGCTGTATGAGCAGCATAAATGGACAAAAAAACCAGGTATTGAAGGAATCATACGACATGAGATGGGACATATATTAAATTATGACTACTATGTACGTAAAAATGAGCTCGAGTATGGTAAACCGTACGGGGATGTATCTTTGCAGAAACTTATAAATGATCTTGAGGAAAATCAGTTAGCAACAGAATTAAGGAGCGAAACATTAAAAAGGCTTGGTGTAGAAGATTCAAATGATAATGTGTCTGGGTATTTTAGTGAATATGCGGTACAAAAATCAATGACGAGGGACGGTGAATTTTTCGCAGAAGCATTTTCCGATTATTCCGATACCAATGCAAAATATATTTTTATGGAATTATTGAAAGAGAGGATGAAGTGACATGTTATTTGCGCCACCTTTAGAAATTCTTGATCTTATTGAAGATGTTTATGATGAAGAAGGATATATTCTTGGAGAAAGGATTTCTGAATTAGCTACACCAGAGCAGCAAAAACTGTTTGAGCAATATCAAAAAGACTGTGAAGATATAAAAAGACGCTCCTTTAGAGTGGATTTAAGTGACAGAACTTACAATCCAGTTGACGGATGGAAAATAAAGTAGTTGTTAAGCACTCATAAATTGGGTGCTTTTTTAGTGGAGGGAAATCGTGGAAAAGGCAAATAAGAAGCAACAAAAGATCATGCAGGAACTTGATTATAAGATCGATGAGTATTATAAAACACATGATGATGAAAGTGATGATTTATACCGCATGCAAGCACACTATCACAAGAAAATAAAAGAAGCTGGTAAAAGTCATGTGCAGATATAGCTATTGTGAGATAGTAGAAGACCAGTATTGTGATAAAAGATTGATGTACAGGACGTTGAAAATAAAGCGTACCTGCATTTTTTGCGGAAGAACGGAAAGAGAGGTAAGGCACGTGAAAGACCCACCCAAGCGCAAACTACCGTATTTTGGTAAGCATTTGAAGTAAAGGACGGTATAGAGTTAAGGAGGTGATTAACATGTCTTGTAAAAAGAAAGGTAAAGGCGGACGTAAATAGTTCGCTTTTTTATGCCCAACCATGACAAGGCTTTAAAAGGTGCATGTCCGAAAGGATAGGGGAGCACACCCGAATAAACAGGAGGAAATTAAAAATGAGAAATTACCTAAGATATCCGTTGAATATTCAGCTTTTTGCAGAAAATGGAAGCAACGGAGAAGGTGGCAATGCTGGTGCACAAGCAGGAGCACAAGGAACCGCTACTCAACAGATTGATTACGACAAGCTCGCGGAAGTTGTTTCAAAACGTTCAGCTGGAACAGAAGACAAGGTGCTACAAGGATATTTTAAACAGCAGGGATTGACACCAGAACAGGCCAGTGAAGCAATGAATCAATATAAGCAGGCGCAGGCAACTAAACAGCAGGAAGAAGCACAACGTATCCAGACTATGCAGCAGGAAAATGCACAACTGAAAGCACAAATCCTGAACTCACAGATTGATGCGAAAGTCGCAGAATTAGCAGGGACGCTAGGAGTGCAGGCTGAAAAAGTACCATTTTTAAGTAAGCTTGTAGACCGTGCAAACGCAACAAAAGAAGATGGTACGCTGAACGATGACAACATCAAAACGGCCATTGAAACAGTTTTAAAGGCATTCCCTGATTTCAAGTCCACAACACAAGCAGGAGGATTCCAGCAGATTGGCGGAGGGAATCAAGGCACTGCAGGCGGAAATGGTGTCGATGATCAACTTGACAATATTTTCGGAGTAAAGAAAAAATAGGAGGGCTATATAAATGGCAGAATTAAATTATGTAACGCAATTTTGGCCACGTATCATTGAAATGTACGGGCACTTGCTAATGTCTAATGAGTTGTATAATACAAATCAGGACATTCAGATTATCAATACAAAAGATATCCGATTACCAAAAATCACAGTATCCGGTTATAGAGATCACAATCGTAAGACGTTATCATTTAACACAGGTTCTTATGGTAACGACTTTGAAACAAAGACATTGGACCATGATCGCGATATCGAATTCGCGATTGACCCTATGGATGTTGACGAAACGAATCAGATTGTTTCCTTAGCAAACATTCAATCACGTTTTGAGAAGACGCAGGCTATTCCTGAATTAGATTGTTACACCTTCTCTAAGCTCTACACAGAGGCAAAACGTGTTGGTGCAAAAATCAGTAATACAGCGATCACAACCGCAAATATCCTTTCTGATTTTGACGCAAATATCGAGGCAATGGAAGAAGCAGGAGTACCTTTAGAACGTGTTATCATGTACTGTACACCTGCATTTAAAACTAAACTGAAAAACGCAGAAGGCATCCAGCGTACCTTGGAGGTATCTGGTGGCGCGAAGAATATTGATCGTCGTGTACGCTCATTGGATGATATCAGCACTATTAAGACTGCGCCGGCAAGCCGCTTAAAGACTGCTTTTGACTTCACAGAAGGCTTCCAGGTAGCAAGTGCAGGAAAACAAATCAATTACATCATGATTGACCCTGAGGCACAGGTATCCCGCGTCAAATACTCTTATATCAAGGCATTTACACCAGGTCATGACAGCCGCACTGCGGACAAATACCTTTATCAGAACAGACGTTTCAACGGAACATTCGCATTGCTGGATGATCTGCTGAAACAGGGATGTATCATCAATGCAGAAGCGGAGGGATAAGCATGAAAGCATTAAAAGACAATAAAGAGTACACCATTGCCGAAGAGCAGAAGCATGCATACCTTGAAGAAGGATACGATATCTATGGGGAGGATGGAAAACTGCTGGAATACTCTCCAAAGAAGAAAATCGCATACAGTGAATATGCTGCTTTGGAAAAAGAAAATCAACAGTTAAAGAAAAGAATCAAGGAGTATGAAAAGGAACAAAAGAAAGCAGGTGAATAGCATGTATGCAACACCTGAATACTACACCGCTAATTACAGCGGTACCCTCATATCACAAGACGAGCTACCCAAGGCCTTAAAAGATGCGGAGTACAGCATCGACCACCTTTGTTTTGGTCGCATCAAAGGAAAAGGGTATGATAATCTATCACCTTATCAGCAAGAACTCATAAAACGTGCTGTATGCTTGCAGGCTGATTATATCAAGCAGTATGGTCCATATATCAATAGCCCACTAAAAGGCTATAGCGCAGGCAGCACAAAAGTCGAGATGGCCAACGTAACCTACGGCGGTATCAGCACTACACAAGAGATAATCAATCTATTAGAGGATACAGGACTCAGATGCCTGGTGTTGTAATTGCGAGCCCTTTCCCGTTTCCTGACCACGAGGCAACTACTCATGTTGTTGTTTATCAGGAGCAGGACACAGAGGACCAGGGGCCTATCAAGACTGTTATCTATGATGGATTGGCGATCTACGACGAAAAGTCAAAGATTGTATACGGCAAAGACAGCAAGCAGATATCCCTCAGCGGTATGCTTATCATACATGGCGATGTACAAGCCTTGGAGGGCAAGACAGCTTTCCAGGGCTTTGTACAGATTGGTGCGGAGCGCAAGCAGATATATGCTGTCCGCAAGCCAAAGCTACTGGGTGTTATCTACAGCACGGAGGTTGATTTGTTATGAGGGTTAAAAGCGTAAAAGCTAAAATCAATCGGGAGGCGATGGCACAGCTGAATAAGGCCAAAGAACGCGCTTTAGAGCTGACCGCAGAGGCTATGCTCTCTGATATCAAAAGTCGCGCTGTTGTACCAAAAGATATTGGAGACTTGGAGCGGAGCGGGTTTGCTGATAAAGGACAAATAAGTGCAAAACTGGTTGCGGCAATTATCTTTGATACACCTTATGCACGCAGGTTGTATTATAATCTACCGTTTGTTGATAAAAACGGCAAAGAGCATCAGCCTGTTACTTTTCAGCGGACAAAAAATCACGATGCGCAGGACCATTGGATGGAATATTATTTGGATGGTGATGGATTACAGTGGGTGCAAGAAACGTTTGCTAGGTTTTTAAAGCAAGAAAGTGGAGGGCTTATCACATGATGACTTTAAAAGACGTCAAGGACTGGCTCAAAACACAGATCTCAGCAGATGCCTGGAAGATAGGTACTTATGACATATCTAAGGATAAAACGGTCTGTGTACGCAATCTAACAAGCAATCGCAGCGTGTTAGCTGTAGGCGGCCTACAAAACACTACTACAGCTGTAAAAGGCATATCTATCGTAGTGCATTGGAATAAAAACCCGGATGAAACTGAGCGTGTTGCACAAAGCATACATGCTCTTTTTTATGGGCAGCAACCGGTCATTGGTGGGTATCGAATTGTTAAATGTGATATGAGAAGCGACGAACCCATAGGTGTCGGAACAGACACGAATGGGATATACGAATATGTAATTGAAACATGGCTCACATACGAGCGAAAGGAGTAATTTATGGCAAAAGTAACGACAGGTGTCTATCCGGTATTTGACATTGTTTTTAGTATTGGGACGAAGGGACTTGCAAGCTCAGAAGATGATATGGCATCCATTAAGGATATGGAGTCATTTTCCTTGTCGGTTGAAAGTAATGTGGAAAAATGGAACCCGATGGACCAGGGAGGATGGGGCAGAGCCCTGGCAACTGCCAAAGCAGTTACTGTATCCCTGAAAGGTAAAAGAAGCGTAGGAGATAAGGGTAACGATTATGTTTATACTGTACTGTGGAAGGATGGTCTTGATTGTAGCACTAAGTATTCTATTGAATTCCCGGATGGCTCTAGCATCACTGGTAATTGTGTGCTGGATGTTAAAGCTGCACCAGGCGGCGATAGCACAAATGTCGCTGCGTTGGAACTTGATATCATATTCGATGGAAAACCGACTTTTGTGCCGGCGCCAGCAACACCAGAAGGAGGCGCTTAAGATGGGACGTAGATATGATGTTGTAGACCGCCTCAGAAATCGCAACGAAAGACCGGTAGTTGAAATCGACGCAGAGCACAAGTATCCTATCAATACGTCTAAAACTAATGTGTTGCTGATTATGTCCGAGGTCAAGAAAGCGCAGAAAAGGACGGAAGACGACCCTGAATCTGACATTAAAATGATTGATAAGATCATACAGATTGCACTCGGCAAAGAGGCTCTTGATTATATCAATGAGAGTAATATGACGATGGCTGCAACAAACGATATCGTGGCTGTTATTATGGCGGCTATCGGCGATACAGAGGTAGACTTCGAGGACGACGAAACGCCGGAAGAAAAAAAGTAGACCGCTGGTATGATATCTTTGAAGACTGGGAGCTGATAGAGTCGTCTTTTGCCATGCAGTACCCCACAAAGGACCTGTATGACGATAAGATGGACTGGATTGAGTTTACCACGCTTTTAGCAGGTATTATGCCAGACACACCTCTGGGTAATATCATATCCATTAGAGCTGAGGATGATGTTGACACTCTGGAGCATTTTAGCGATGAGCAGCATCGCATTCGGGATGAATGGAGAGATAAGCAAACCCAGAGAATGATTGAGAGCATGAATAAAGAGGAAGTTATGAAAGAAGTCTATGCGATGTTTATGGACATGAGTAAATAGCTTCCTTTTTTATTTTAGAAAGGCAGGTGATGATGTGGGAGCAACAAGTGCAGGGTCTATACAAATGGATCTGGAGATAAAATCAGACCTCGACAAGGACATACAGGCGGAGTCGAGTAAGATAGCTGACCGGATACGTAAGCAAGTAGACGCAATGAGTGGGGATATGTTTAAAAACCTTAGGCTGAGCCTCGTAGCGAGTCTTGACAAAATGAATGAATCCATAAAGGCTACACTCAATCGCACAAAGCTTGAAATGCAAGCCTTTGTTGAGCAGATGGCGGGTATGGTCAAGCAAATGTCTGGTGTGCAGATGCCTTATCAGAAGGCTCAAAGCGACACAGAACCAAACACAACAGCCTCACAGGGTCCTAGTGTGAGGGGGCCTCCGGGAATCAGTATACGCAAGCCTAAAGTCAAGTTTGACCCGCAATTTGACACAGAAATGTTCCGCCAGAAATATGCTGAGCTTGAAAACATGATGGATATGTACGACAATCAGATCCTTGCGAAACAAGCACAGCGAAAAACACTATTAGAATCTTATAAGCCTAACATGAGTGCACAAGCTGAGAGTGCTCTTGATAAGCAGGTGATGGGGCTTGATGCACAAATCGCTAAGTTACAGGATGCTGCAGCTCGAACAAACATCACTCTTAGCGCTATGGATAGACAGATGGGGGCAACGTCCGGGACAACTGGACAAACATCGGCATCCATCAGTAAATTGGCTAGCAGTATGGGCGGGCTAAAGGGCAAGATTGCATCTGCTGCACTGAACGGTATGCGGAAAGGACTACAATTAGTCAGAAGTGCTGCAAGGGGAGCAGGCAGTGCTATCGCGCAATTTACAAAGCGCTTAGCCTCATCAGCATTGCACAAGTTTAGTAATGGGCTAAAATCAGCAGGACAGCATGCGGCGTCTTTTGCAAGCCGATTGCTTGGTATAGGGTCAGCCAGTAAAAAGGCCTCAAACGGTATGGGGCGCGCTCATATGGGCGTAGGTCAGCTGATTAAGTCGTTTACGATTTTCTCGCTGATCTTCCCTTTGGTTTCCCGTGGCATCATGGCTTTAGCACAAAATATCGGGGCTACCCTTATGACAAATACCGCTTTTGCAAACAGTCTAAACCAGATACGCTCTAATCTGGCAACAGCGTTTACACCTATCTTTCAGGCAATCATGCCGGCTCTAAATGCGCTAATGTCTGCATTGGCCACAGTGACCGGATATATAGCAGCTTTTATGTCTGCGCTATTTGGTAAGTCAATGGCGTCTACAAAGCAGGCTACATCCGGTATCTATGCAGCAAAGGATGCGATGGGTGCATATGGCTCATCTGCTGACAAAGCGGCCAAGGCGTCGGAAAAAGCTCGTAGGTCACTCATGGGATTTGATGAGATCAACAAGCTGGATGATGCGGATAATTCTGCCGGCTCTGGCGGCGGAGGTGGCGGCGGGAGCGATATGCCGGTCTACACACCGACTGATGTCGATGACGGACCTATTAAAAAATGGGTCAAGCAACTTAAAGACTTATGGGCTAAGGGTGACTATGCTGGCATCGGTAAGCTCATAGGTCAGCAGGTCAATAAGGCTGTAGCGTCATTTACAAAATGGATATCGTGGGATAACTTAGGCAAATCCATCACAGAGTTTTGCGACGGGTTTTGTGAGCTCTTTAACAGCTTGATAGACACAATCAACTGGGAAAATATCGGGCGAATGTTCGGCACCGGAATCAACACTATCGTAAATACGTTGTATTTGTTGTTTACTGGCATTAACTGGGAGCGGATAGGTAAAGCTCTGGCTCAGGGGCTTAACGGTCTTGTATATAGCGTTGATTGGGATAAGCTAGGGCATACAATGGGGGGATTTTTGCAAGCGCATATCGATGCTCTTTATGGATTTGTAACGACAGCAGACTGGCCTGCTATCGGTAAGGCTCTGGCTGATGGAGTAATGGGTCTTGTGTACAGCGTGGATATGCCAAAATTTACGGAATCTCTTGGGAAAGGTTTGAGTGGAGCGATTAGCTCGGTACACACGTTTGTTGAAAATATCAATTGGACGAAGCTGGGCGATACCATAGCCAAGAGTATAAATACCTTCTTTAGTAATATAAATTGGGCTGATTTTGGAATGACACTCAGTGATGCAGCGTTGGGTATCCTTGATACGCTGCTTACAGCGCTACAGGGGATCGACTGGGGGCAAATCGGAAAAAGTATTGGAACATTCCTTTCGAATATTGATTGGTGGGGTATTATTTCTAAAGTTGGAAGCGCTATATGGGAAGCATTTAGTGGAGTTATTACAAGTCTTTTCAATTCTGGCTCAGGAACTGTATTTTTAGCGTTATTAGCAGGAATTAAGGGCTTGAAATCAGTGTTTTCAATGGTTGATCTAAAAGGTGCAGCTTTGAATTTTGTATCAGGTGGTTTGAAATCTTTAGCATCTCTAGGAACCGGTATCTTAAAAGATGTATTGCCAAAAGTAGCAAGTGGAGTACAAACATTATTAGGGTCAGGCGGTTTAGGGAAAATTGTTTCAGGAGCAACAGGAATTGTTGCCAAGGCAGGGCCTATACTATCTAGCATTGGCTCGGTAGTTTTCTCGCCGACCGGTTTGCTAATTGGAGGAGTAGCAGCTGGTGTTGCATTGATTGTAACACATTGGGACGATATCAAGAAAGCGGCGAAAAATGTAGCAAAATGGGTTGGCGAGAAATGGGATGACGTAAAAAAATGGACATCCGAAAAGTGGGGCAAAATATCAAAAAACTTAAGTGATACATGGTCAGACCTTAAAAAAGGAGCAAGCGATATCTTTGGGAAAATTGGAGATAAAATCAGCGAAGTGTGGAACGGATCTGACAAGAACACGGAAAGCGCTTGGGGGAGTATAAAGGGCGTAGTGGCAGACTCCATCGACACCGTAAGAAACGATGTAAGTGTTAACTCAGAGAAAGCGGGAAAATCAATTGAAAAGAACTTTAACAATGCGCGCGACTCTCTAATCGGTGCAAACCGTGGCATGAGCAATGATACTAAAAATGCATGGGGACCTCTGGTCACCTTTATGTCTGACAAGTGCGGATCTATTAAAAATGACATTTCACGCACTTTTAAGGACTCCAAAAATACCGTGGACTCTAGCAGTAAAGGAATGAAGTCATCTGTTACAAGCAATCTAAGCGACACCACAAAATGGATTGCCAATAAAATGTACCACGATATGTACGATAAGGCCAAAAACATGATGGAGAAGTTTAGGAAGGGATCTGGTACGGTTAATATAAAATCAACCGTGCAATCTTGTGTAAATAAAGCTACATCGTGGTTGAGCGGTCTTGGTGGCAGCTCCTACACTTGGGGTAACCACATGATTTCGGGTTTTGCAAACGGAATATCAGAAAATATGTGGAAAGTGGCTGGCCAAGTTAAAAATGCTGCTAACATCGTTGCATCATGGCTACACTTTACACGACCAGATACTGGCCCTCTGCGAGAGTATGAGCAATGGATGCCACATATGATGGAGGGGCTCGGTAGAACTCTGGCAGCAAGCACACCAAGGTTTATAGGACAGGTCAAGAGCTTATCTCAATCCATGTCAGGAGCTATGCAGGCAGCACTACAGGAGCCGACGATCGCGTTTGCCGGAGAAAGGTCCCTAAACGTGCAGCATGAATGGAAAGAGTCTCAAAGTGATACAGATAAAACAACCATGAAGGACCTCATTGAAGAAGTGAGAGGTTTGAAGCAGAAATTTGATGAGGTTAAGGAAGAAATCAGGAATAAAGATACTGATGTTTATATTGACGATCAAAAAGTAACGAAAAAAGTCGTTGATAATGTAAACAAGGATACTCGCAAAAATGGTAAGTGTCCTATAGATATGTAGGAGGTGCGGGTATGGCAATACTCACGGCAAACGGTGTGGCGCTACCTGCGCCTACCGTAATAAAAATTGACAACGAGATCATATGGTCGAGTAACACCGGACGTACGTCAAGTGGCACTATGGCCGGGGATGTTGTGGCCGAGAAAAAAACGGTCACAATTGAGTGGGGAGTGCTCCAAGAGTCGGAAATGGCTAAAATCAGAAAAAATCTGATTGCAGGGTTCTTCCCTTTTGTTTTTAACGGTGGTGGAGGAGCAAACCTCTCTATCACGTCATACCGGGGTACAATCAACGAGGAGCACATAGGACTCTTAGGTGATGGTATCTATTGGTACAAAAAAGCGACTGTAAAAATAATACAGCAATAAGGAGGATATTATGGCAGTAACAACTAAGTCAAACAAAAACATAGAAATCACAAAGGACATTATGGTGGACAATGTGCCTGTAAAACAGATAAAGGGAGTGATCAATACTGGCAGCCCAGAAAATGCAGTGGTTACAGATTACACAAGCAATCAGACTTTGTATAAAGCAAATCGTGAAGCAGTGCGTGCAGCTGCATCAACTGCAGAAGATGAAATCTATGCGGAGCAGGATGCAATCATCGCAGAACTGGCAGGAGGTAACAAGGATGCGGCTTAAAAATAAACAGATTGTAGACGCACAGCCAGCACTTGGCAAGATGCTCAACACCGCTTTACCTGCAAAGCAGTCCTACCATATCAAAAAGACTCTGAAGTCTGTAAAAAAGCAAGCGGTCTTTCTGGAGGAGCAACGCTCTGAGCTGGTCAAAAAGTACGGTGTCGAAAAAGATGGTAACTACTCTATACCGGATGGTGACATTGAGGCTAGGAAAAAGTTTTTTGACGAATACAAAGAGCTGCTAGAACTGGAGGAAGAAATCGACGTGCGACAACTGACTCTGGATGAACTAGACCGTGTTGAACTGACAGCAAATGAGCTTGAATCAATCGAGTTTATGCTTAAAATCGAAGATTAGCACAGGGAGGTGGTACGATGATAACCACATCCGATAAATACAAAACGGCGGTTAGCAAATCTGGCCGCCACTTCCGGCTGAAAATCGACATTGCAGGAACTGAGTATACTGGTATAAAGAGCTTTAAGCTTAAAGGCGGTACAAACTCATCCGAACAAATCACGTTTGGGGATGCTGTGTCCTCCTATATTGAATTTATCCTCACAGACGTGCCTAAAAACACTATTCTTAAAGGACGTCAAGCAATACCGTATATTGGTTTAGAGCTGGACGATGGTACGGTGGAGTGGATAAAAAAAGGTGTCTATAACCTTGAAAAGCCGGTACGATCTGGTGAGTTTATAAAGCTTACCGCATATGATAACTTCGCCCTTTGCTATAAAGGATTTTTTACTGCGCTATCCGGCAATCAAAAAATTGCGGTCATCCTGCAGGAGCAATGTAAAAAGATAGGTATTGAGTATGCAGGTGGGGCGGATGATGTTAGCTACAAAGTCGATAGCCTGCAGGGGCTTACTATCATTGAGGCTGTAAGTGTGCTTGCTGCGTACTGCGGCAAAAATGCTATCATGGACAAAGACGGTAAGCTCAAGCTGGTATGGTATACCGATGCAGGCCTTACAATATCCCCAAGCCGATTTGCTGATCCGCTGGAAATGGATGAGGAAGACACCTTTATTAACCGGTTGGATTGTACAATCGACGAGGAGCACTCTGTGTCTGCGGGAACCGGCGTTGGTATCTATTTTAGTTGCCCCGGGATGACTCAGGAGCGCATCACTGTCTTATACAACCGGATTAAGGGCTTTACGTACAGAGCTGCTAAGCTTAACTGGCGCATGGCTCAACCTGACGTTGAGGCAGGTGACCTCGTGCGTGTAATGGATAATGCAGGTAATGCTTATGTTATCCCTCTCATGGACTATGAGTTTAGCTGTGACGGTGGATTTTACGGGACCGTAGAGTCAAAAGGCAAGACCGAGCAGGAGCAGGATACAGGCTATAAAGGCCCTCTACAAACAAAAGTGGATAGGACTTACTCAGACCTCGTAAGCACAAAGCAAGTCATCACCGATAAGATTACGGCCTTTGAGGGCGAGTTTGAGACCATCAACACAAACTACCTGGAGGTCAATAAAAAGCTCATGGCTCTGGACGCAGAAATTGAAAACCTGGACGTCACAGAGCTTGCTGCAAAGGTAGCAATCATAGAGACATCCTACGTATCTAAAGAGTACGTGCAGGACCTATATGCCACCAAAGCCGAGGTGCACGTACTGGACGTAGACTTGGAGCGTGTCAACACCCTGCTCGCAGGCAGTGTGACAGCAGGCAGTACGCAGACCATAGTCTTAAATGCTGATAACACCACAATATCCAATGCGCTGATAAAATCGGCCATGATTGACAGCCTATCGGCCGATAAGGTCACAGCAGGTACGATTGATGCGAGCAGCATACACTTTAAGTCACAGTCTGGACGATTGGATATCTTTGGTGAGACATTGCAAGTCAAAGATGCAACCCGCACCCGTGTACAGATAGGCAAGGATGGCACAGGTGACTATGCTTTATCGCAATGGGATGCACAAGGTAATCTTATGTGGGACAGTCGAGGTGCTAAAGCTGCGGCCATAAAGGATAAGATTATTGTTAATGATATGGTGTCTGATAATGCCGGAATTGAGGGCAAAAAAATCAACATCACATCGCTGGTAAAAGAGATTAACGACGGTACAGAGGTGATAAAGTCTAGCCATATTTTAGTGGATGGAGCTAATCAGTCTCTTTCTGTGGTGTATAACACTATCACCGGTGATTTAAGTACATTAAGTACAGCATTATCCGTGGAGCAAGGCAAAATCTCATCATTGATTACCGATGTGTCGCAAGCTAAGGGCGATGTGTCAACCTTACAGACCAATTACAGCAGCCTCACACAGACTGTATCAGGCATTAACAGTACGGTGTCTAGTCACTCTACTAGCATAGATAATCTCAACAATATGGAAATTGGCGGGAGAAATCTTATTACAAACACTAGACCTGATAAGGCTACTGTTTACTCCATAACAAGCAAATGGTCTGCACAAATTGTGGATGAGACAACAGCAATTAGCGGTAAGGCAACGCAGGCAACTTGCACAGCAGCGGGCGCACAAGGTTTTTACCATCACATTCCCCGCAGATTGGAACCCGGGAAAAAATATACATGGTCTATATATGTTAAGACATCTAAAAATAGTCGAATATCTCTCGGGAGCGAACAGGGAGGTTTAGTATATTGTGACATAACAGATGGATGGAAACGATTTACGCACACATTTACCGCTAACGGGGATACCCATTATCAATTTACTTTTTTCGCCTCATCCATATGGGCGGTCGGTGATATCATATGGTATCACAGCCTTATCTTAGTTGAGGGTGACAAGGCTCCAACATGGGTGCCGGCTCCCGAGGATGTGGATGCTTCCATCAAGACAGTATCCGACAAAACAACAACGCTGGAGCAGACAGTCAATGGCTTTAGCGGCAGGATATCATCAATTGAGACAACAGCAAACAATGCCAGCAGTAAGGTGACAGAGATAACTGCCACAGTAAATGGGTTGACCACAACGGTTGCAAACAAGACCGATAAGGGTGCTATTATATCTACAATCAACCAATCTGCGGAGGCGATAAAGATACAGGCAAGCAAGCTGGAGCTTACAGGATATGTTACGATGACAAATTTGTCTACAAGCGGACAAACGAGTATAGATGGCGGAAATATCAAAACCAGAACTATTACAGCTGCAAAAATCGCATCAGGCACTATTACAGCCACTCAGATTGCAGCTAACACTATCACAGGTGCAAAGATAGCCTCTAAGACTATAACAGCAGATAAAATCAGCGTAACATCACTGAGCGCTCTAACCGCAAATCTGGGCACGGTAACGGCTGGTAGCCTTACGTCTAATACGACGATTAGCGTCTCAACTAACTTGACTGTCGGCAATAACATTTACTTGAACCAGAACGTAAATACCACAAAGTATATCTATTTCAATTCATCAAACTACATTCGTAACCTATATACCAATAGCTATAACTATATCACAGTAAACTCAAATTATCGTTGTGCTTTGATGTCAAGGAGCACAAGTGTTTATGCGTACGGTAATACGGGTGAAGCAGGTATTTCAGCGGCTGCAAGTATTATTTTTTCCAGCTATGGCAACGGGCGCCTAGAGCATTATGGTAAATACTATGACGCAAACTGGAGCTCTGGGTTTTTCAGGCCACTGCAAGCTGGAACAGCATTAGGTGGCAGTGGGGCATCATATAGATGGTACCGATTATATGCCGCCAATACGTGCAGTACATCGTCTGATATACGGCTTAAAACGAATGTGAAAAAATATGATGTACGATATGAAAGCATGTATATGGATTTAAAACCTGTAACGTATGAGCTTATCAGTACACCTGGTAAGACTCAGTGTGGACTAATTGCACAATGGGTAAAAGAGGCAATGGATAAAAATGGAATCAGTGAAAATGAATTTGCTTTATATGAGCATGATATACGTGAAGATTCCTATTCCATTTCCTACGAACAGTTGACATCCCTGAACATGCACATGGTACAAAAGACCATAAAGCGAGTAGACGCCATTGACGATGAGCTGCTGAGCATAAAGGCCAGCCGACAGCAGGATGCACAAGAGCTACAGCAGGAGCTGCAAAAACGAGACTTCGAGATATCGCAATTACAATATAGAATACAGCAATTAGAGAGCCGCTCATAGGCTCTCTTTAAATATGCCTTAACAGGCGAAAGGAGAAGGAACATGGATATGCTTTACACTGTTTTACTGGCAGACCTCAGCATGGTGCTGGTCTGCTACGCTATTTTACTACTGGCTTTTGCATCTAACGTGGTGCTGAGCCTTTACCACAACATTAACATCACAGGAGAGCACTTTGACGCTAAACGGCTGTGGCAGGGAGTTAAAAAAGCCTTGGTGCTGGTCATTGGTACTATGCTGATGGTTACCGCCGTAGATGCAGCCACAACGCTGCTTACACAGTATGTGCCGGATATCAATGAGCAGGTGCATGACCTCATTACTGTGGCTATGATTGCCGCCACAATCGGCGTAGCAGCATGGCGCTATATCAAGGATGCATACAGTACGTTTATCAATATTTTAAACGGTAAGCCCTCTGAGGTTGCAGCTACGGTGGATACAAAGGAGTAGTACATGGAGTTGTTACAATTTACAAAAGACTATTGGGTGATTCTGTGTTTTCTGGTGTCTCTATCAAGCTATTTAATCATCCAAATCATGGCTCTACGCAACGGCATCAAGGCATTGTTGCATGACCGCATCATCCAGAAATGTGAATATCATATCAGAAATAACCGAATCAATGCCGATGATCTTGAAGAATTAGAATATTTAAACAAACCATACAAAGCGCTCGGCGGAAATGGGACAGTCGAGGTCATGCTACGAACAGTACACAAATTACCTAAACAGGTACAGGAGGAAAATTAGTTATGAAAATTTTGCTTATTGCAGGACATGGCGCAGGCGATCCAGGAGCTTCCGGATGCGGATACAGAGAAGCTAACCTTACCAGAGAGCTGGTCAACCTGATTGCGCCGAAGCTGAGAAAGTATGCGACAGTGGATGTGTACAACGAAAACCGCAGCGCATTCTATGATGTACAGAACGGTACATTCAAAATCGGAAAGTACGATTATGTGCTGGAAGTACATTTCAATGCATTCAATGGATCTGGACACGGTACAGAAATCTTTGTAACAGACAGCGAGCAGTATACCGATGTGGAACAGGCCATCATGAACAAGCTTGGAAAGCACTTCGTGAAGCGTGGTGGCTCCGGTGTCAAGGTGACAAACTGGCTGGTAATCTATACATGCAAGTGTTTAGGTATCAGCTCCGCCTTGTTAGAGACCTGCTTTATCGACAATAAGGCTGACATGGCCGAATACCAGGCAAACAAGGAATCCGTGGCACAGGGCATTGTAGACGGCATTGCTGAAGGCTTCCAGCTGAAAGCAAACAGCACAGAGCAGAAACCAGGAAACAAGCCTGCAGCGCAGAATAAACCTTCCAAGCCTGCGAAACCGGCACAGCCTGATCAGATTTTGCATAAAGGAGAATACTTCGTCATTCCAGGAGTGCATAGCGTAGACCAGGTTTTAGATAGCATGGATAGCATCTGGTGCGAGGAAATGACCGGGAACGGCGGTAACTCCATTCAGGCGGGACCACTTACCAAGTGCGATAAGAACGGTAAGAAAACGAAGTCGCAAGTTTTCAGCGTAGGTGATTACTGGAAATGTGACAAGAAATTTAAGGTGCTTGCGGTGGATAAACCTACAAATTCAGTACAGGCAAATGTCGGAGGTCGTAAAATCTGGTTGTATGCCGGTCCATTGCGTGAAGTCTAATATATAAAATAACCCTACTTCTCTTAATTGAGAGGTAGGGTGTTTTTTTTGCGAATTTGATATTTTTCTTAGCATGTGTTTATAAAATTAGTAATTGAATATTCATTACTTACAAATTGTTTTATTTTCATTGAATAAATAATTTATAATGATATAATCTTTTAAGTAAAGGTGGGCTGATTATGTCTATATATAGAGAAACTTTAGGGAAAATATTCAAATTGAAAGATATATATATTGGGAAGGCTGATGGAGAATCGGAATCACAAGATAATA